CTTAAAAGACTTGACATACTTTTAAATAAAACGAGAGAAGAAATGGCAAAAGAATACGTAACTAAACAAGAACTAAAAGATGACATGGGTGCTTTGATGGAACGTATTCAAAAGATAGATGAAAAACTTGACAGACTCTTCGAGGTTAAATAATGAATAAAGAAAAGAAAAGACAAAGAAAAATAAGACAAAGAATAGACTATCGTAATGGTGGTCGTGTTTCTTATCAAACAGGTCAAGAAGTAGAAATGCAAGAAATGAAAGAGCAGCCTAAACAAGAAGACCAAGTTATGTCACAAGAATCTTCTACTTCTGGATTAGGTGCGGTAAAATCAGCAGTAGAAACTGCTAATGCTACTGTATCAAATCAACAAGTAATGGGTCAATCTCCATTAGCTAAAGAAATTGCAGGCGGTAAAAATGTTGACTCTATGACTTTTTATTATGTTAAGCCAGATGGTACGGTAGAATCTACAAACCAAGGATATAGTAGAGTTCCTACACAGTTTAGAAATCAAGTATATCTTACTCAAGGTGAAGCTAATGATAAAGCTTTTAGTATGAATCAAAAAAATGATGACAAAGATGTTGAAACAGGCCTTCCTAAACAACCTACAGATAAAGAAATATTTGAAGAAGAACGTGGAAAAAGAATTATAAGAACAGGTCAAACTGCTGAACAAATTGCTAAAGGTGAAATTCCTGAAGGTATGATACCTAAACAAGAACTTGTAAAGGTTGCAAAGGGAGAAGAGTTTTTAGATGAAGCAGTTCAAATGGGAGAGCTAACTGCAATTGAAGCAGAAAAAATTAAAAATATTACTCCGGAACAAGTTGCTCAAATGGAAGCAACACAAGCTGAAAGGCCAGAAGTTATTGAAGCTGCTAAAATGCAAGCTGCTAAAATTACAGAATCTCCAGAGGTGCAAGTAGCACAAGGCGAGGTTAGAGATGAATCATTAGCAAAAGCTGCTAAAGTAGATAGAGTAGCTCCTATTGAAGGTGCTGATGTAGAGATTCCAGAAGGTGCTTTAGCTGAAAGAATTGTAGGAACAATTAGTGAAGGGGCTAAAGCTAGTGCAGCTATAAATGCCGGGACAAGTTTAGCTAGAATTACAAGAGCTAAAAAACAATTAAGCAAAGCAGGTTTAACAGATGAACAAATAGAAGATATAGGAAATGACCCTGCTTTATTAGAAGATAAACTAGCTGATTTTAGTGAAGAAGAAAGAGGATTAATAGAAGGGCTACCAGAAGAAGCTTTAGTTTCTACACAGTTAAATGGTTTACTAGAAGGAATTGAAAATGGTCAAGTGCCACCTTGGGCTAGTCCTGCAGTAGCACAAGTAGAACAAATGTTAGCTTCAAGAGGTCTTAGTGCTTCTAGTGTTGGTAGAGATAGTTTATTTAATGCTATTATTCAATCAGCACTACCAATAGCTCAGAGTAATGCACAGGCTATACAACAATCTGTTTCTCAACAAAAGAACATTGAAGCTGCTGAATCGGAAGCAAATGCTAAAAGACAGCAACAGACAGCGTTGACAAATGCACAAAATGTTTTTAATATGGACATGGCTCAGTTTTCTGCAGACCAACAAACGAATATTTCTAATAGTAAATTTATGCAGACAGTAGCTATTACAGAAGCCACAAATGACCAACAAGCTGCAGTGCAAAATGCTTTGTTAATGTCACAAGCTAATATAGCAGAAGCAGGTTTTTATCAAAAAGCTCAAATACAAAATGCTCAAGCTTTTTTACAAACAGACATGGCTAATTTAAATATTGCACAACAAGCAAATGTTTTACGAGCTCAACAAGAACAACAAAGATTATTAAGTAATCAATCTGCTGAAAATGCTGCAAGACAATTTAATGCTGCTAGTGAAAATCAGACTCAACAGTTTATGACTAGTTTAAATGCTCAAATTAATCAATTTAATGTAGCACAAGCAAATGCAACTGCTCAGTTTAATACACAACAAAAAAATGCTGCAGAAGCTAGAAGAGTTGGTATTGAAGCTGATATTAATAAAGCTAATGCTGCAATAGTAAATCAAACAAAACAATTTAATGCTCAATTAGATTTTCAAAGAGAGCAATGGAATGCTGCTAATAAACAAGCTGTTCAACAATCTAATGTGTCTTGGAGAAGAAAAGCAAATTTAGCAGATACTGCTGCAGCTAATGCTATTAATCAGCAGAATGTTCAAAATGCTTTTGGGCTAACTTCTAGTGCATTAAGTTTTGTTTGGCAAGAGTTGCGTGACCAAGCATCTTTTGATTTTCAATTTGCTGATAATACAGCGACAAGAAAAAATAATGCTATGATAGCTGCTGCTAGTTCAGAAGGTGATGCAGCTAAAAATTGGTCAACTAACTACAACAATGTAGCAGGAATTGTAGATAAAATATTTGGAACTACAGACTAAGGAGATATAATGGGATTTTTAAAAAAAGTTTTTAAAGGTGTTAAAAAAGTTGCTAAAAAGATAGGCAAAGGTATTAAAAAAATAGCTAAAAAAGTTGCCGGTGCTCTTGGTAAGATTGGTCCAATAGGTCAGTTAGCTTTAATGTTTATTGGAGTACCTCCTATTTTAGGACGAGTTTTTGGAGCAGTAGGTTCTTTTGTTCAATCTGTTGCTCCTAATGTATATAAAGCTTTTAGTGCTATTAAAACTGCAGGTCAAGGAGCTTTTAATACTATAACTGAAGCGATTGGAAATGGTGTAGATAGAGTTATGAACTTTACAAAAGGTAAAGGATTTACATTAAGTGGCGATAGAACCTCTATATTTGGAGGAGTTTCAGCTAAAGATATACCTACTCCTACTAGTACAGAGATTGCTACTACTGCTTCACAATCAGGAGTAGGACCTCAAATTCCAGATGTATCAGATGTTGTAGAAGGTGATTTATTTAGCACTCCTATAGATACTAGTATTCCTTCTTTAGATGCTCCTGCTTCAAAATCATTACTATCTCCTGACATTACTGCAGAAGCTGTCAATAGATATGGCCCTAATGTTCCAGACGTTTCTGGAATTGCTGATTCTAAATTATCTTTTGATATAGATAAGAAAGCTAGTGAAACTATTTTAGGAGGCATAAAACAGAACTTTACTAAAGAAAACATAGGAAGAAGTTTAGGTTCGGCAGGATTAGATATTATTAAACAGAGAGCCACAGTTGCCGGAATGGATGATTTACCAACACAAATGCATTTAGACTTAGGACAGTTTATTATGCCAACATCACAAATTAGACCTATGGACTCTACTGATTGGTCGTCTATTAATAAAACATATCAACAAGCCGGAGCATTTGGTGGGGCTGCTCATGGAGACTTTATGACTCCTATTTATAATCAAACTTTTGAAGATGACAATCAATATAAAATAGATATGCAACGATTAGGTGGTTTTATTACTCAATAATTTAATAGGAAATAAAAATGGCAGAAGAATATAATCAAGAAGGCATAGATGCTCTAGTAAACTCAAGCAGACCTATTCCGGGACAATCTCTTACAGATAGTCCTGAACAGTCTTATCCTTGGGAAAGCCCTCCTGAGTATACTGATTTTAGAGAAGCCTTTAATTATTTAGCAGAAGAGTTAATGGAAGAAGAAACTTTTGTTTCTTTAACAGTTGCTATGGGACAAGGAGTTCCTGTTTCAGATATAACTTTACAATTACTACAACGAGGCTTTCAAGAAGGTAAATGGAATCCTGATATGTTTATGATGCTTATAGAGCCTACAATGTATTTATTAATAGCGTTAGCTGAAAAGGCAGGGATAGAACCTAGATTATATGGAGATGAAGAAGATGATTTAGATGAGGATGATGAAAATGAAGTTGCTTCTATGAGAGCAAAAAATATAGCAGACTTAACAGAAGAAAAAGTTGGCGAAGCTACAAAAGCTCCATCTGGTGTTTTACCTCAAGATGTTTTAGAAGATATAGAAAATTTAGAAGTTCCTGATAGTTTATTAGCAAGGCCTATGGAATCACAAGAACAACCTGAAAGTTTATTAGGAAGACCGGAGTAAAAGATGGCAAGATATGAAGATGACGGTATAGAGTTTGCACAGCAACAGTTTGATAGAGCTAGAGATTATAGAGAGCAGCAAGCTAAAAAACAAGAAAAGTTTGCTAAAAAAATGCAATTAGCTAACTTAGCTGTTAGCGGTGTTAATTTTGTCCTTAATCAAAAAGCAGATGCTTTAGAGACAAGTAGAGCTACTCAGCGTGCTCATTATCTTACACAGCTTGAAAACTCTAAAGGATGGCAAGCTATGGTGAAAGGTTACAATGATAAAGGTATATATAATCGTGGTGAAATGTTATATCAAGAAACTTTTAATAATTTAAGGACTAAAGTTCAAGATAGATTTGGTACTGACTATGATATAAGTGTTTATAATGATACGTTAGAAGATTTAGCTAGACAATATTCAAGCGATAAAGATAATTTAGACTCGTGGAATAAAACAGTAGATGCATATTTATCGATTCCTAATTTAAGTCAAGAAGACATGATAGCAAGAATACAACAAGAAGGAGCAGAGCCACGAAGTATTGGAGCATGGTTTGGTAATAAACTTACAAAGATTGCTAAGTCACATGACGAACAAACTATGAATGCAGCAGACAGAAGAGCAAAAGACAGAATGCTTGGTGGTCTGATTGGAGAACAATTTAAAGCTGCAAAAGATGCTATTGCTGAATATGGTCAAACTTCTGGTAAACCTATAAGTGCTCTTGTCGAGTTTATGAAAACTGATAAGGGTAAAGAGTTAGCTTCTAAGGTTACAAGAGATGCCAAATTTGAAGTAAAAAGTAGGCAATTAGAAGATGAGTTTGGGAATACTGTTACAGTTCAATCTCAAGGAGTTGTAGGTATTGGTCAGGGCGATAGAGGTGCTGTAGAGCTTGGAGATTTTATAGATGTTTCTGTACTTGAAAAAAAAGCTCCAGAAAAAATGCCTACTGCAGTTGAAAGTTTGCAAATAGGAAGTCAAATTAGTAATTTTGTTAAGGGCTATAATGACCCAGATATAAATGACGAATATAAAAAATATTTAAAAGCAAAAAATGAATCTGGTTTAATACTTAATGCAGATAAAACTGCAAAATTTTTACAAAAACAATATGGTGTTCCTCAATCTTTAGCAATTAGTCTGGGTGCATTACATATTTTAAAGCAACCTCAACCTTTTAAAAACACAACAGTAAGTCAATATGATTTTGATAAGTTAAGAGAAAGTGTAAATGAGGGTGAGGTTCGTTTTGTTGATACCGATAAATTAAATTTGTATGTTCAAGACATTATTAAGACAAAATCAGATACTGCTATTCCAGAACTTACAATGTTATATAAAGATATGATTGTCGGAATTAAAAATTTAGATAATACTGACGAAGAAAAACTAGGCGAACTCATGCAACTTAATAGACTTTTAAGTGATTATATTCCAAGTCAAATTAAATCGCCAGAAAGTATTCTTGCAAAACCGGCACCAAAACCCAAGCAAGATTTATTTAGGGGTCCTGAAGGTACAATATTTAATAAAGATGGTGAAATAGTTTATAGACCTCCTTTTGGTAGAGGATAACCTATGACAAAACTTTTAATAGGTAAAGGTGCTCGCTCGTCTAGGTTAAGACAAGGATATACTCTTGATGACCTAGAAGAGAATGAAGAGTTTCAAGAAGTATCTGAAAGATTTTTAGAGTCTGTTGGCGAAAACTCTAATGACATTTTTGAGTATCTTAGAGACTCTGACTTTAATCTTTTTTCAGGCATGCAACGTGCTATGGATAGTAAAGACTTTACTGAGCAACAAAAAAAAGATTATAGATTTTTACGTAAGAGGTTTGATAGGGCTGATATGGGAAGCTTTAGGCAATATGCCGAGCTTGCTAAAGATGCTGTTGTGGATATTTCTACAGACCCTACCGCTATTGCAGCCACACTATTAACTCCTGTTACAGGTGGTAACTCATTAGCTGCAAGAGCAGTACTAGCTAAAGGAGCTACAGAAGGCCTTAAAAATATTAGTAAAAGTGCAAAGAAAAGCGTAGGCTTTACTGCAGCAGAAGTAGGAGCATGGACAGGTCTAGAAAATCATTTTAGACAAAATACAGAATTAAATACTGATATGCGTAAACTGTACTCAAACTCAGAGTTAGCAGGAACCGCAGCAATAGGAGCACTTACAGGTGGTTTAGTAGGTGGATTAGTAAGACGTAATGAAATCTTTGAAGATAGATTACAAAGACTCTATACAGATGATGGCTTTAGAAAAGAAGCGGGTAGTGACAGAGCCTATAACTTTAGAAAAGCAAAAGACAAAATATTAGGTAAAACTATTGGTAGCCCTGCTAGGGTTTTACAAACTATATCTGAGTTTTCTCCAACAGCCAGATTACTCGGTGAAACTTTTACACATGAGTTTGGAAAAACTTTAACACAAAGAACTCGTAGAAGACGTGGTTTTAGTTACGCAGAAGACTTAGCAGATAGAAGAGGTAATTATTTTTTAAGTTTTGATAAAGCTGTTGCTCCTATTAGGAAGACAGGAGAGGTGTTACCCGAAGATGAAATAGCAGTAATAAGAATTTTAAGAGGGGGTGATGATTCACAAGCTAGTGAAGCTGTAAAAGAAACTGCCCGAAACCTAAGAACTTTCTTTAATAATATTAGCGATGAAGCAGAAGCAGTTGGCCTAGACCCTAAAAAGATTGAAAATTATTTTCCTAGACAATGGAATAGACAAGCAATTGAAAATCAACGAGAATTATTTGAAAGAAAACTTGTGCAGCAAGGAATAGTTTCTAAATCAGAAGTAAGAGATGTTGTTAATGGAATGTTAAATAAACAAAATGAATTATATGGTTCTCATTCTAATCTTCTAACACAATCTAGAGTTTTTAAAAATTTAAATGATAATGAGTTTGAAGAGTTTTTAACTAATGATTTAGTTCCCGTAACTACTAATTATTATATGAATGCTGCAAGGACAATACAGCACAAACAG